GGGCAAAGGAGGTTAAAAAATGTACATACCCGAATTTTGGTGCGGCTTTATGCTTGGCGGCGTAGCCGGTATTCTATTGGTCTTTCTGATCGCGGGGCTTGTCAGCCTTAAAAGCAAAAAGAGGTGATAATTATAACAATCAATCAACTTCGGCAGTATCGGCATACTAAGGCTAATATTCTTTTACTTAAAACCGAGCTTGACGAGCTAATCTTAAAATCAAAAGCCTGCGACGGTTCGGGCAGGGGGAGAGGAATATCCGACACAGTTCCTCAAATCGTCCTGGAACGCGAGAAAACGCTCAGGCGAATAGAATCATTGACCGCGCGAAAGAACGCCGTAGACGCTTATTTGTCGCAATGCGATGAGTATTTCGGACTGCTGCTCAGGTGGCACTATGTGGACGGGCGGACATGGGCGGCTATTGCCTTGTCAATCGGCGGCGGCAATACCGAGGACGGTATAAGAAAAGCTTGCCATAGATTTGTTATAAAGAATCCTTAACTTGTCCGTTTTGTCCGTTTTGTCTGTGATATAATGTAAACTAGAGAAAACGACAACGAGGACATGCATAATTAAACTCCTTGATAGATTATTCGGCAAGGCCGCTCCTTCGGGGGCGGTTTTGTCGTGTCAAAAAAATGGTGGTGAGGTGATTGCCGAATGAAGAAAACTTGATCCCTAATTCAGAACGAACTCCGAGCGAACTCCGAGAAATGACGTCAAAAGGCGGCAAAGCCTCGGGCGTTTCTCGCCGCCGCAAAAAGAACATGAAACAGCTTATGGAGCTACTGTTGAGCAAACCCGCCAACACGCCCGACGACTGGGACTTGCTTGCCGCGCTTGGGCTGAATCTTGACGAGCTCCCCGACGAGGATATAACTAACCTTTTGATAGTCAACGCTGCGCTGCTGAGAAAAGCAAAGAGCGGTGATGTTAATGCTATAAAAGAATTAAGAAACATTATACAGGACGACGTTTATACAAAGCATAAAATTAAGATCGATAAAGAATATCTAAAACTTGAAAAGCAGAAGAACGCGCCCCCTGTTACCAATAACAGAGAGTATAAGGGTATTCCCGCGAATATGATCGCGCCGTCTTTTGCACCGGTGCTTTTTGATATCGAAAACCGCGAGCATTCCGAGTATGTTTTCCCGGGTGGCAGAGGTTCTACGAAGTCCTCTTTTGTCAGTTTAGAAATCATCGACCTGATGATGAAGAACGAGGACATTCACGCCTGCGTAATGCGTCAGGTTGCCGATACGCTGCGCGGCTCGGTTTATCAGCAAATACTGTGGGCGATTGAAGCGCTCGACTTGTCAGCCGAGTTTCACGCGACTGTCAGCCCTATGGAAATCACGCGGATATCAACAGGGCAAAAAATCTACTTCCGCGGCGCTGACGATCCCGGCAAGATCAAATCCATAAAGCCGCCGTTCGGTTACATAGCGATTCTGTGGTTTGAGGAGCTCGACCAGTTTACAGGTCCCGAGGCCGTGCGAAAAATCGAGCAGTCGGTTATCCGCGGCGGCGATATTTCCTATAAATTCAAGTCGTTCAACCCGCCGAAATCGGCGCAGAACTGGGCGAATAAATATATTAAAATCCCGCGTGCCGACAGGCTTGTGACGGAGAGCAATTATCTGAGTGTTCCCAGGCAGTGGCTCGGCAAGCCGTTCCTCGATGACGCGGAGTTTCTCAAAGAAACGAATCCGGCCGCGTACGATAATGAATACATGGGCGTAGCCAACGGAACAGGCGGCAATGTCTTTGACAACGTAGTTATCCGTGAGGTAACGGACGAAGAAATCAAAGAATTTGACAGATTTTACCGCGGCGTAGACTGGGGCTGGTACCCGGACCCTTACGCCTACAACTGTATGACTTATATTGCTTCTCAGCATAAACTGATTATCTTTGACGAATACCACTGTAACAAAAAGAGCAATCAGCAGACCGCCGAGGAGTTAAAAACAAATCACGGAGTAACCGAAAATGATCTGATCACCTGCGACAGCGCCGAGAAGAAGTCAACGGGCGATTACCGCGCCTTCGGTCTGATGGCTCGCAACGCCGAAAAAGGTCCCGGCTCGGTGGAATACTCCATGAAGTGGCTGCAGTCGCTCAGCGAAATCGTTATTGATAACCGCCGCTGTCCGCATACGGCAGAGGAGTTTCTCGACTATGAGTATGAGCGTGACAAAGACGAAAACATCATCACGGGTTATCCCGATAAAGATAATCACCACATTGACGCGACGCGCTATGCGATGAACAAGGTGTGGAAGCGAAGAGGTGAATAAATGGGACTATTAAATATAATCAAGGGGGTGTATTACCGCTTGTTTCCAATCAAAGATATCAAGACCGCGCTCGGCGTTAAGCCCGCGCTGTCACAGGAAATGCTTGACAGGATAGATGTGTGGAACCGCGCCTATATGGGCAAGGGCGATCACGTCGACAACAAAAGAGTTATCAGCCTGCGCATTGAAAGCTCAGGCGTCCGCGAGCTTGCAAACGTCGCGGTCAACGAAATGACTACCAACGTTTCAAACGATACGCTCAACGAGCTGATAGACAAGAAAATCAAGCCTAATCTCGTCGAGAAGCTGCAGCGCGCTCTTGCGACAGGCGGCATGATTATTAAGCCCCTGGATGAAAGCAGCGTGCAGTTTATAGCGGCGAACGCATTTATTCCAATCGAATATGACGTTGAGGGCAGGCTGCGCGACGTTGTATTTCCGGAACAAAAGCACATTGACGACAGATACTATACGCGCCTGGAGCGGCATATGCTTAATGGCGGTATGCTGACTATAACAAATACAGCCTATGTTTCAGGCAGCGAGAACGCGCTCGGCCGTGAGATCCCGCTGTCGGCGGTTGAGGAATGGAAGAATTACCGCAAGGCGGTATCTTTCCCTGTCGACCGACAGGTTTTCGGCTACTTCCGGACGCCGCTTGATAACACGGTCGACGGCAGCCCCGCGGGCATTTCGATGTTTGAAAGCTCGCTCGAAAAAATCAAGCGCGCCGATATCCAGTTCGGGCGGCTCGATTATGAATTCGAAAGCGCCAAGCGCCGTATCCATGCCGATGTGTCAATGGTGAAGAAGAACGACGGAGGTTATGAGCTTGACGAGGTCTACGTCAACGTCAACGGCGATAAAGAGGACTTCTACGAGGAATTCTCACCGGCGCTCAGGCAGGACGGCTTTATTGCCGGGCTTGAAGAATACAAGCGCGAGATTGAGTTTGACATGGGCTTGTCCTACGGCGACCTCTCTCAGCCACAGTATGTGGAAAAGACCGCGACGGAGATCAACGCCTCGAAATTCCGCAAGCGCAACACGGTGAGCCATATTCAGGAACAGCTAAGAGCTTGCCTTGACGATCTGGTTTTTGCCTTTGCGTTCTATAATCGCCTGACAAAAAGCGGCTATGAGTTTTCCTGCGATTTCAAGGACAGCATACTCAACGACGAACAGTCGGAGCGCGAGGAGGACAGAAAGGACTTAGCGAACAACACGCTGCGCCCTGAAGAATACCGCGCGCGCTGGCGCAACGAAACGCTTGAGGAAGCCTTGAAGAATCTTCCCGAGTCGGCAGAGGTTGACTGATGCTCACGCCGAATGAAATCGAGTATGTTCCCGATAAAATATCAAAGCTCTACCGCGGCTTACAGTTCGATATCTTAAACGATATCACCGAGCGCATAGCCGTCAATCACGATATAACGCGTTCCGCCGACTGGGAGATCAACCGGCTCTACGAGCTGGGCGTTGCCAAAGAGGTCATCAAGCGGCACATTAAGCGCACGCTCGGGCTCACGGCTGACGAAATTGACAGGATATATTCTGATATTATCGCCGAGGATTACGCCCGTTACGCGCCGATTTACAAAGAGCAGGGCAAGTCATTCATACCGTTTAAAGAAAACAAGCAGCTTCAGCAGCTTATCGGCGGCGTAAAAGAGCAGACAAAGGGCGAGTTTAAAAACATCACGCAGTCTTTGGGCTTTGCCGTAAAGCAGCCCGACGGTTCTCGGGTGTTTCAGCCGATCGCGAAGGCATATCAGAAAACGCTTGACAAGGCGGCTTTCGGTATGCTCAGCGGCGTTTATGATTACAACACCATGATAAAACAGG